GGAGTGATACCTTCAATTCCTGACTTGGTGATCCACTTGCCTTCTTCGTTCTGTTCCAACATCACTGAGGCAGCACCTTCGATATCCGGAACCGCCGTCGCGTGAGACTTCACCTTGGTCGCCTCGGCGCGGACAGAGTCGTTGCGATCGCGAGTGATGATCGAGTTCTTCAGACCGGCGTTCTCCTGTGTAAGAGCATCACGCTCTTCACCGATCGTTTTGATCTGACGATCGAGAGGACCTGTCTTCTGTGCCAAACGGCCATCAACGATCTTGTTGATCGCATCGTCGTCCAGCTTGCCACCAGCAGCGGCTTCCAGTTCGCGGATGCGATCCAGCTGAGTGAGAGTTTCCTCAGCATTGAGTTCACCCCACGGTTTCAGCCGATCTTTCGTGACCTTGTGATCGTTGCGTTCCTTGCGAAGCGCCTCGGACACAGAGTCCACGTCTTTCTGGGTCTTCATCCCGGTGACACCTGTCACCGAAATCGAGCCATCATCGTTCCTCGTAAAGAGTTCGGCGAAGATAGTCTCGTTGCGGAACGCTTCCGGCAGAGCGTTCTCGTTGTCATATCTCAATTCGATCGGCATCGATCATTCCTTTCAGCATCACGCTAGTTGTTTTGGTTCTCTTGAGACGGGTTTCCAGTCTTGTTCTTTTGGTCACCATTGCGATCACCAGAAGGGTCACGTTTCAAGACTGTCTTCTCCTCCTTTTCGATAGCACCCAATTCCTCTTCGAAGGTCAACTTCGTGAGTCCACGATCGAATGCTATCTGGTGGAGGCTGCGAGCGGAAATCGGGAAACCGAGATTCCGGGCAGTCTGCTGTTCGACCATCGTCTGGCCGGTCAGTTCTGTATTGCCGAACTCTTTGTTGGGCTCGATAGAAACTTCTGCCGGATTCAAGCCCATCCATTCAGCGCAAATCTTGAGTGCAGTTTCAAGACCTTTCGCTCCGGTGTCAGCGACCTGATTGAGATCGGCTGTTCGAGCGGCGATACGAATACCGAGGCTCTTGCCGCTTTCACGTTCGCGACTGGTGCTGTCAAGTGATTGAGCGCCCATGGAGCCAGCGTGTCCGCGATCGTCTTTCAATGCTTCTCGCTGTTCCGAAAGACCATTGGCTGTGACTCCAATGAACTTGGCATCACCCTGAGGATTGCTGATATCGATTCTTGCACCGGCACCAGTCCGAAGACTCTCGTCCTCTTCTTGTGTGCCGCCGATCACGACCAGCGTCTCTTGGCCCTGCATGAACAGGTTCTGGCGATAGTCTGCCTCACCACGATAGATCGTCATGCAGAGTTCACCGAGGTCCAGCAGAGGTGGCTCATCGGGATCGGACACAAGATCACACGAGTTGATGATAACGAAAGGAATCTTTTCCAGGGTCTTTCCGAGAAGAGACGGAGCCTTCAACTGATCCGGGTTGAACTCGACGTCTTTGGTAAGGAAGACACCGACTTTATAGGCGGCAGCGGATTCGTTCTGATCGATGTTGCCGATGACCAGCACACGATACTTCTCATCGATCTCCCACGTGAACGAGGTCAGCCCACGCTCGTATTCGGATTCGTCGAGAACAACGAGATTCAGCACCTGCGGAACAAGTCCCTCAACAGTTCCATCATCCCAATTGATGATACGCTCTGTCGTATAGGTGGCGATGTAGGGAGTGTTCCCGCCAGAAGTCGGCAGATCAGCAAGAAGACCGATACGACCCGAAATCAGCTGTTCAGTGTTGATGCGACGGAGCAGCTGAGGAAGGTCTTCTCCTTTTGACGAACGAATTCCCTCCATACCTTTCGGCAGAATGATCTTCGCTGGCTGGGAGTGGAGCATCCCGACAGCTGTCTGGACAGCCTCGCGGACGAAGTTCGGGAAACGAGCCCTCCGAAGATAAGAATCGTAAGCCTTGTATCCCACCTGTTCCGTGTTCAACATTCCATCGGCAATTTGCCCACTCGTCGCCGGAAGATAAGCTGTTCGCTTCGACTTGACTTGTCGCTGACCACGATAAGCATCGCTCATCAGAATCCAGTCTTCAAGCATTGCGACATATTGAGGGTGCTTCGAAGAAATGTCCCGTGACATACGAGTCTCCAGATTCATACGAGATGCAGCATAGCCCCATCCGAGGTATCTGGCAAGGACTTTTATTCTCGTTGTTTGTGGGGGAATCTAGTTCATTCCAGTCGTGGTCCCTTGACCGACCTTCATTCCAACGAAACGGACACGATATCTCGTTTCATCGGCAATGTGATCTTCTGTCCTCGTATCAACGTCATCAGGATCATCTTCATCCCTCGGAAGAACAGGAACAGTTCGTATCCATTGCTCACAGTTGTCAAAGATGTAGAGTCCAGCTTTCTCTCTTGGGCCGTAGATTGGCTTCTCTTCTGCATTCAAGCCCAAGATGGTGGGATGAGCGTTCTTGATCATCTGGCGCATCTGCACCCAACCTGTGTGACGCGATCCCGGTCGCCTGTCAGCTTCGCCCCAATAGATTCCTTTGTAACGAATTCCATCTTCGAGTCGAACCTTGGTCTTCATATCAACGGCAATGCAGTTCCCGTTCTCGGCAGCGAAAATCTGCGAGTCCGCAACTCCTCCCTTCACACGGCAATACGATCCATCACCAGCAATGCGATATCCCCACTTGATCTCCCTCTCGACCATCCCACGAGCGATGTCGGTCGCCAGCATCTGCTTCCCTTCGTTGGGCTTCCCTGTCCACCCATACCATTCACGGATACGAAACAGATCGCCACGAACTGTGGATCGCCACTGACCGTTCTTCAACTGCACATCTTCGCCGTTGCTTCTCGCCCACCAGCCAACAGAAAACGGACGTGAGGAACCCCAATCGAAACTCCGATCGATGGACCACCGATCTGGGATAACGAACGGACGAAGGACATTGAAAGCCGGGTCCCAGACATCGTCGAACATTCCACCGGCGACAATGTCCCACGATCCCTCAAGCCATGCTTTCCTCTCAGCATCGTTGCGAGCAGCCGCTGCGATCTTGTTGACGTAGTCCGGGTCCTCTTTGAGAAGAATAAGGTTCTCTTCCAGGCGCGAGAAGATCGACAAACGAGGCGGCTCAGGAATACCGCGTTCGTCCTTCAACTCCCTACGAACTTTCATGTTCATTGTAGAAGGCAGAAATCTCATTTTGACCCAGTTATGACCGGGACCATATGGGTTCGTCGTCGCACGAATCATCCGTGGCATACCAGGAGTCGAACTCCGGCAGCATGAGAACATTCTCTTGTATCCAGTGTCGTCAGGCCAGTTACAAAGTTCTTCCCAACCGATCCACGGATACTCGTGACCGTGATAGTTCCAATAGTCGTCGTCCCGCTTGAACTGACGTAACAGAAGTTCTTCACCAGAAGGCCAGACCCACTTATGTTCACTCCCGTTGAATCTTGCTCCAGGCCAAATCTGCGGAAACCACTTCTTTGTCTTGGTAATCACGTCCGAAAGCTGTTTGTAGGTCTGCCGGAACAAGACTCCCTTCCAACCGGCTCCAAATCCCTTGCCGACGTGCATCCCGAACGACATTAGAAGGGAATCTGTCTTGCCACCGCCTCTCGATCCTTGGAAGAGGACCTCAAAGATCGGAGTAGAAGAAAGGAACGCCTCCTGCGACCCTTTCTGTGGCTTCCAAATCACATTATCTGGATATTGATCTAGAGCCATGTGCTATTGATCTCTCATCGTATTCTGAATCGCAACCTGGAGCAGCCAAAGAGTGTCTTTTCGCTGCATGGAAGACGTCTTCAACACGAAATCACCATTCTTGTCGAAGCCGACGACTACGATCTCAGTCATACCGAGGTCTTTTGACGTTTCGAGAGTGGACTCCACAGTTCTAAATCCGGGTCCTGGAAACTCTGTCTTTATGACTTCTGTCGGAGGCATGGCTTGATCTCTTTCGTGGGGGAATCTACTGCGTCGATTCCTATCAGATTCACCTTTACTTTCATTTGAGCCTTCTTGCAAGTATGAATTTTCTCGTCAGGCAGGGAAGATCACTTGAGTCTCTCCCAACAGAGCCCAAAGGAGACGACCGTAACCTCGAAAACGTCCTGAGGTAAATTCGCACTCAGTATGTCACCAGCTTTGAACAGCATCGCTTTTCGAACCACTCCAGTAACCGGCTCGCTCGACAGACGAAGATATCTCACTCCGTCGTCCATCAATTCTGGTCCTGCGGAGATTCTGGTGGGCATCTTGAAAGATACCCACGCGAGCCGACACGCTTTCAGTTCTGTCTCGCTGATCATAGTATTGCTCCGGGCGCGGGCCATTGAACTCGCAAAATTGATAAGGCTAGTTTACCATCGATACGTTTCGAGAGCAATGGGTGCGTTTACTTGGGAGACTGCGGGTTGTCTTTTGCACTCTATGGGAGTCTATCTCCTCGATTTCATCCTCGATTCTTATTCTTGAGTTTGTGATTGCACCATTTTGAAGGTTTGCTGGCGAGGGCGATCGGCACGGGGCCACTCTGGGGTATCATTCTACCTCAAGCCGTGCATGGGGCCGGGTGCCGGTCGGCCCTTAAACCGGGTCGGCCAGGGCAGGGCCAGGGGCCAAGGGCAGGGCCAAGGGCAGGGCGTAGCAGGGCAGGGCAGGGCGTAGCAGGGCAGGGCGTAGCAGGGCAGGGCAGGGCATAGCTGGGCAGGGCAGGGCAAGGGCAGGGCAAGGGCCTAGCAGGGCCTAGCAGGGCCTAGCAGGGCCAAGGGCAGGGCAAGGGCAGTCGCGGGCACCTATGGGGACCAAACGGACACCGGGTCTCTAGGGCGGACTCCAAGGGGTCTAAGTGGGACTGACGTTTATTTGGACTTTTGTCAAATAGGGGGTTTACTTGGCTTTTGCCCTGGGGCTATAAGGGTGCAAGGGCAATAGGGCCCATGGGGTAAAAACGATGCTACACACTAATACGCTAAACTACCTGTTGGACGCGCTGCAAGCCGCACAAGCTGCACAAGCCGCACAAGCCAAGGCAATGCGCAAGGCGATGGTGCAAGCCGCACTGGCTGACGACGCACTGACTGAGGCGTTTGACAACCTTGCCAAGTTGATGGCACCCGCCCCCTAGGTGCCCTGGGCCAGCACCCGACCGCATATGGCGGTCGGTTGCCTGCCCTATGGGGCTTTTCTTAAGGCCCCATAGGGCAGGCAATCAAGCCTGCAAACCTGTAAAAGGAAACTACACTATGGCACGCTCAAAGTCAACTACCAGGGCAGCTATGCCCGAAGCG